TGTTCTGACGGCCATTGCGGATAGCACTCATTTGCTTTGGTGAAAGGTTTAGCACCTTACCGGCCATCGTAAAGTTATTTGGATCGTCTAGGTTGAAGCCATAGCCGATGGTTCTGAGACCACGAGAGTCTTTATAGACGCCGTCACGGTAGCCTTCTTCAGCCGTAATGAAGTTGAAGCGGTTCTTTTCATAAGTCTCACCCTTGGTGTCGAAGGCTTTCACCCCGGCATAGTTGGTGATCTTGTTAACGGTATCTTTGAAAAATGACCCCGTATCGTTAGCGTCTTGCACAGGGGTCGTGAGACCTTCAGCCGGAGGGAGAAAACCCCCTGACTGAAGATTCTCACGAATAGCCTTGTGATACTCCGCCCGATACACTGTTGGGTCTGTGATGCCCTGTAGACGGGTTAGATCTACTTTTGAGTTTTTGGCATGACCCGATAGTGTTTGCATAATTACTCCTGTTAATTACGGGGCGATGTTCATCCCCTCGTACCTGTTGATCAATTCATCAAAGTGTGCTTGAGCGTTTCTTGGATCCTTGATGATCGCTTCTTGCAGTTCAGCCTCAGTCATCTTGGTCGTTCCTGTCAGGCGTGGTGTTAAGACCATCTGATATGAAACAACCTGTGAACTGACATTTCCCTGACCATCATTAACCATTGTCCGGACAGGCCGTAGGCTGATTGCCGGGTTGATGTAACGGTTTACCAAGATCTGATCACGCGCAGGATCACCAGTTAGTTGAATGTTGTCAGTGCCCCAGCGAGAGAACCAACCACGACGTGAACCATCCTCTCGGAATTGTTCTTGCATGGTCAAAGGCACACCAACATCTAAGGACACGACTGAGCGCGTAGCGCCGTTGAACAACAAGCGACCATTGATCTCTGCGAGGTCTCGTGGTGACTCATAGTACATATCGGAGAAGGTGTTACCGTTGGCGTCAGTCAGGTTTGACATGGCCGTGGTGACAAGTTCAATGTCGTTACGCATAGTCTCTACGGTGTCCTCCGCCGCCCCTGTTGAGGGGTTGCGAATAGCGTTACCAAGAGGAATGATCAGTTTGTTTTCGGCGTCTCTACGAATAGCTGGCGTCTCAGTGATGAGACTGTAAACACCGTTGTCGTACATGACACCTGACGACGTCCGCTGTGCGGCCTCGCGAAGAATACCTTCATGGTCATCAATGCTTGCACCGCGCCCAGCACGTTCTGCCGTCACAGCTTCAATGTTATCTTGCATTGCTTTATCAACCGCCGCACCAAGTGATGGGGTTGTAAACCAGTGACGATTACCTTGAGCCGCATCCAGAGCATCCGCACGGGCTGACGCACCGAAGTTATCGTCGAAGTATGTGTTTGCTTTTGCCGCGTCAGTTTGACCCGACAAGAACTTACGAATACCTCCGGCACGATTGATTAACTCAACACCGGCCTGAGTTTGCGTGCTGAAACGAACCGCTGACGTTGTCATCGACGTGTCACCAGTAGGAACACCACCGTTAGTCATGGCGTTGAACTTAGCCAAAGCCATTGAGTCATCAGCAAGCAAAGCGCGACCAATACGACCTGAAGGGTCCATGACCTGAAGTGCTTGAACCGTACGCGCGGCGGCGGCTGGATCTTCTGACATGACACCACGCAAGATCATTTGCTTAGTATCACCATCGAGGGCGGCAGTGCCGAAGTTGTCGTACACGTGCTTCAGGAAAGTGCCGGCCCTTTCGGACACAGCGGCATCACCCATGTTGGGATTACCGGTGATTAGGTTAGCTTCCCGTTGTAGCCACTCCGAAGCATATTTCTTTGTCTCGGTTGCATCTAAGCCACCAGACACTTGACCAGCGGCCAGAGCATCCATGCGGTTCATACCAACGCCGTAGTTGATCAACTCGTTCTCTTTAGTCTCAATCTGCTTACGAAGTGTTTCATAGGCCGTACCCATGCCGGGCTGGCTCTCAAGAGCCGCCAACTGGGTTTGCTTGAATGTGGCTAGGTTTTGTAACTGCGCCGCTTCATCAGGGTCTGAGGCCATCAACTGCGTGAAGGCCGTAGAGACAGCACGCACACGCTCTTGACCTGCGCGTGTGATATACGCGTTGGTCAGTTGCTCAGTCTCCATCTCAATCTGTGCTGTCTGAGTGGGGAACTGTTGTGCGAAAGATTGACCAGAAACCGGCTCACCTTCAGGCGTCACACCAGCGCTGGGCTGTTGGTGTAGTAGTGCTAGAAAGCGTTGCGTGGCCCGAGGACCTTCAGCAACCGCCGCATTCTTATACATACCCAACGCCATAGACATGGCGGTACCGGGCGTCAGTGCCGGGTTGTTAGCCCGCAGTGCGTCTGACGTTGTCGAGATGTCAGTGAGACCGAAGTCAGACTGTCCGACACGAAGGTCAACACTGGTGTTGATTGCTTCGTTTGTCAGCGCCCGCTGTTGAGTGACAACAGCCTTTGCGGATTCAACACGATCATTCTCATAGTTACGCGTCCACGCCTCCTGCATATAGGAGTCGAAGGTTGGATCACCCGTACCTTGGCCGTAGTTCTCCTGCCAAAACTTAGCCGCGTTGGCCTCGAAGGTGGCTGGGTTCTGCCCCGCCTGTGCCAACTTGAAGTCTGCGTACAGGTGATTACCTGTGTTGCTTCCAACTGTCTGAGCATAGGCTGTGAGGAAGTGGGTGTTATTCCGCTGTGCCTCTGTGATGTTGGGATCGTTCTGAAGCGTCGTCATCGCTTGGTCCCGGGTCATCCCTTGGTTTAGGGAGGACTGCCGATTACCGTAGGCGAACGCCTCTTGCTTCATGTTGGTTGCGTATTTCTTAGCGTCCTCTTGCCTCACGAACTGGTCGGCCTGTTGCATCGAGGAGATGGCCCCGCTGACTTTACCGAAGAAGTTATTGAAGGCGTTGGTCAGATCACCAGCAAACGGATCCTTACCGTCTGAGGCTCCAGCCACCTCTGGAACAACGTGGTTGAAGCGTTGTGTTGAGACAGAAGCCAAGCCACCTGCGCTTTGAATGTTTGTCTGTGTCCTAGCCATTCGTGCCATAACACTACTCCTTTATGATTTGATACCAGAGATGGTGTTTAACATCTTTGTATTTGCCACATCTTGTGCTTTAAATTGCAACCCAGACCCGACGGCACCGAGGATGGCACTTGTCTTACGAGCATTGGATTCCATGATTGCATTCTCAGCTTGGTTCTTGGCCTGAGTTGTTCGATTGATGTACGACTGTTCAGCCGCGTACTTCTCGGTCTCAAGAGCCGCAAACTCACGGCGGAATGACTCATCGATGCGTGTGTAGTTGAGAGCATCACCATATGCGCTCTCGAACAGAATTGTCCCAAGGCTGGAGTCAGACAACGCGGTCTCTGTGGCACGCATGGTGCCCAGAGCCTCGTTAGCCTGACGTATCCTGTCGGACTGCTGATCCATCTTATCGATGGCCGCTTCTGCTTGCTTCCGATTGGTCTCGGCATACTGAGCCTTGGTTTGCTCCTCGGCCGCTTTGTATGTGTCTTGTGCTTGTTGGTTTGCTCGGGAGGCGGCTTGGTCCGCCTGATCCATAGCCACCATCGCACCAACAGCCGAGGTACCAATCTGCAAAAGCATTAGTTCTGCGCCAGTGCACATATGTTTACCCCTGTCTGGTTAGTTCATTAAAGAATCCGACGTAGTCGATTGATGTAATGTTCATTGGTTTTTCTGAGTCATTTAAGATGGTCAGCTTGACCGTATCGCCACGAGACATCACAGGTACTCGAAATGTTCCGAGGGCTGAGATTGCCGGGATGCCAATACGGCTGTCACCAGAGCCAACAATACGACCAGTGAAGGCGTGGGTTCTGCTTGAGCGGAACTCAGGCTTTATCTCCACCTTGAAGAAGCCGGTTTCTTTGTAGTTAAATGTTATGTTCCGAAGCTGAAAACGACCACTTGTAATGGTTGTCCTCATGTTCTGCGGATCTCGTGGGTACATCTTTGAAAGAAGCACACGAGACGTAAAGACCTCCCCAACTATCACATCACCTAGTGTGTAATCACCGTTTGTCGTGATTGTTGTGGGTGTTGGGTACTTTACAGTTAACACTTCACCAACAAGTCCATCAGGAAAATCAGTCGATAGAACAACGCGTGACTTGTCTCGATGTGGGTAGGGTGTGGTCCATGTCGTGGTATCAGTTGCGGGGTCGTAAACACCGGCAACGGTCGCCTGACGATCCATAGAGATCTGATAGGGGTGCTTCTCTTGTGAGAGTTCGTAACGTAAGAACGTCTTTTCAAAGAAGACACTATCACCACGCGATAGGATCATGTACATCTCACCATCGATAACCTCCATCCATTTGATAGAAGCGTCATCACCGTAGGTCCAACGTGCCCAAGCAGACTGAGCTTTGGTATCACCATCGACGTATGTCTTATAGATGTAGAGGCTTGAGCGGTCCCGCTCTGCCAACAACATCAACATATCGTTAGTAGGGTCACCAGTCATGCGAATGATGGGGGCCGGGATGTAACCAAGCGCGTGTAGCGTGACGTCAGCCGCCACGTTAGACACCGAGTTATCGTCGTACTGGTATTCGAACACGATAGCGTCACGACCAGACTGGGCCGCAAAGTACAACGTGTTACCCAACGTGATTGGCTTACACTTCTTCTCAGTGAGGTAGGTGGTGGACAAGTCAACGGACGCGGTTGAAGGCGTCAATAGCTGTGCACCAGACACTTCGTACTGCGCCTTGTTAGACGTCAAGAAGAGTGACTTACGGAACCCGATCGCGTGCTGTAGGTTGTTCACGGTTTCTGAAGACACCGTCAGACCAAAGGCGTCTGAGTCCAACGACTGCGTAGCGAAGTCCGGCCAGAACTTAAAGTACTTACCCGCCTGACTGAAGAACACAGTCTCAC